GCACGCGACCGTCTCATCTGCGATGGTGCTCGTCGAGGAGGGCGGCCGGATCGTCATCAACGAACTCGTGCTTCGGCTGGAGGACGGGCGCATGGTGACCCTCATGCCGCTCGATGTGTCGGCCGAGGCCGCCGTCGACCTGCGCCTGGACATCTACGACGACCATCTCCCGGGCGGTCATGGGTGGCGCGAGGCGACGGTCGCGGAGGACTACGCCGAAGAGTTGGAAGAGCTGACTGCGGCACCGTGGCGCCCGGAGCCGGACACGGTGGAGGAGGCGAGGCTGTGAGCAACTCCCTCGCCGGTGGTCACGCTGGAGAGTGGCCCCATCGCCACGACCCTCGCGACCAGCTCCGGTTATCGTACGCGTTTCAGCCCCCCGATCCCGACCGAATCGCACGGGCGTATCCTCCCAGAGACCGGTGCGCCTGGAGCCTGGAGATCGTCCGTCGGCACGCCCGGGTGATGGAGATCGACAACCAGATCTTCGCGGCAGTCGAGGCCGCGAGGGCACGACAGCTGGCAGAGGCGCGATACTCAGAACAGCGCCGGCAGGCTCTCACCGCGATCCTGTATGGAGTGGTGATCATGATCCTGGTGATCGCGGCGTCGGGGGGGTAGGACATGGATCCTATTGGCCTTGGGCGACCGATCGAGGCGAGCCTCGGCCCCCGGTATCAATGCCCGATCTGCGGGCAGAAACTCTGGTCCATCCGGGCCCCCTGGACTGGCTGGCAGGAATGGTATCGGACGGAAGACGGGCGCCGGCACTACAAGCACTCGTGCAACATCATGCGAGATGCCCTCGTAATGTTCCGGCGCATGTTCGGACAGGACTGGTAGAAAAGGAGTAGATCACAATGATTGGAACCTGTAAAAATTGCGGCAACGCATACGAAACGACAGAGGAGGATGCAAACATCCCGCTCTGGTGTGCCGGCCCCCGGGATCGCCTATGCCCGACATGCTACAGATTTTACTATAAAAACAGGAGCGAGGCACGGAAAGCATGAACCTGATCGAGATCATCCGGGAGCCGAGCGTGGCCTGCCCTGAAACCGGCGAGGCCGTGCTCTTATGTGAGTGCGAGAGATGCCAACATTTCTACGGCTACAACACCGGCGAGACGAAGATCGGCTGTGTATATGAGATGGTAGAGGAGGAATAGATCATGACTGAAGTTAGAATCTCATTTGGGTGCATGAGTGATCCAATCCAAGAACAACTCAAAGCACAGGGCTACACTCTGTCAAAAGCAGAAGCCGCATTGGTGCAAGATTTGACCCACGCTTTAAACATGGTACAGATTCATGGGTTAGTGCCGGATAGCGTTTGCCGCACCGCTCGACAACGACTTATGAAACAAATAACACAGCACATCAAGCCGATTGACTTGGTAGAGGACTGAAGGATGAAACCAGTATTCCGCGTTGAATCCGCGAATGAAGAGATCATCCGGGGCGGTTGGTATCTGCTGGCTGACAGCCTGGCAGCGGCCCGCGAGGTCTACCCCGCACACTTGTTCCCATCGATGACTTTCATTGAGGTCGGAAAGGGGCTATGTGTCGAATGTAACCGCAGGGCGGTTGATGCCCTGGTAGAGGAGTGAAGGACGATGGACGAAACGTTTGAGATCATCAAGGCGGGCGCCCCCTACGGCCCGCCGGAGCAAGCCCTATACCGCATCCAGCAGACCTACCCGGACGGCTCCGGGGCCCGGCTCAACGTAGATTGGGAAGGGTTGCTCCAGCTGCATGAGCTGATCCACGACAGGATTGCGTTGGAGGGCCGTGTATGTGAAACCTGTGGCACAAAGGGTTGTCACCGGCCAGCGACCTGGGAGATCGAGTGCCGAGGGGCTGGAGTATCCGGCCGCCTCATATATGCATGCGATGAGCATGCCCCCGACGAGGCGATCCTGTCCCCGCAGGACGAGATCCGCAGGCTGTGAGCGGATGAAAGCCAAACTGAAGATCGAAGAACTCCCGGCCGGATATCGGTGCCGGGTCTGCGGGCGGCGGTTTAGGACGGAGGAGGCCGCGTTCGTCCACCAGTCGTACGACTGCTCGCAAAACGTACGGACGATGGTAGAAAGATGGTAGAGGAACGATAGCATGGGAAACGACTGTTGGTATTACCGGGCTCAGTATGCGGGCATGACGAAGGTATGTATGCGTCAGAGCATTGTGGAGTGTGGTCGGATCAGGCGGTTCGGCCTCTGTCCAAAACCGCCGGACTCGGAGGAGTGGCGGCGGTGCGGGTTTGCCATCGGGCAGCATGAGATCCCGGCGAGGTATGAAGGATGAAAGCCAAACTGAAGATCGAAGTGACTCGGGCCGGGTCGCGGTGATCTTGCTGGACCCACCCGACGATCCTTATTTGAGAAATTACGGTCGGGGCTCGATCGTGAGGCGCGACCCCTCACACCTATCCATTCTTGAAAACAGCCCTTCATCGGTGTAGAGCCAAACCGAATACATTATATATCCATGAGACGAATCTATGATTATGGGGCAGCAGAACAGCGCGAAACCAAAACCAAAAATCCAGGTCTACGTTAGCCAGGATGTTGCGGTACGTCTCAGAGATTACGCCTCATTAGTGGGGGTGTCCGCGTCGTTTGTCACAGAAATGGCGCTGCGGGCATACCTCAATATGGAGAAGGTGAAAATATGACGAAAAGGAATAACTGTGTCGGCCCCTGCGCCACCGCCTGTAAACCGGGGGCGGGAACCGACACCCGGAATGGTACGTTCGATCGTATATTGGTTGCGGCCACGGAGCATGCCGCACGCGAGGTAGGGCTCCCGGGGCGCGCGGATCGCATGATCGCCTGCCGCTCCTGCGGCGCACCGACCGCGAGCAGCGACGGGATCTGCCGAGACTGCGCGGACGCGATGCGCGCGGAACGATCGGAGGCGCTCAGCGCACTGTGTCGGGTGCACCGGGTCCGGCGGGTCGAGAACCTCCCCGTCTCCGTGCTGGAGGAGATGCAGGTCGAGTGGGGGCGGTGCTGATGACCGACATCCGCGACCAGTTGGCGCAGATACGCAGCATCCTCGACGACATCGACCGCGACCTGTCGCCGCGGGCGCTCAAGGGGCAGGAGGATTACGACGCGATCCTGGCGATCATCGATCACCCGTGCCCGGCTGAATACACCTGTAAAGAGTGCGCGTTCGGCAATCAGGCGGGGGATGGTTGCATGCAGGGAGATATCCGGAAGGCGCTCGAGAATATGCGCGGGAGTGGGTCGGAATGACCGACATACTCGAACGCGCGTTCATGGCCCGGATCCGGGCCGATGAGTATCGGGAGGCGCTCGCTGCCCTACAGCGGGAGTTCGACGAGCGGCCGGACGTCATCGAGATCAAGCGCCTGATCGACCGCTGCGAAGAGGAGCGCCGGACCTGCATCGAGCAGGCGAAGGCGGCGGGGATCAGCAAGCAGGGTTCGTTCCTGCTCAAGATCCGAACCCGCAAGCAGCGCACGGTGATCCCGAAACTCTTCTTTGCGAAACACGGCGCGGAGGCGTTTGTCGAGTGTGCGACCATCGCAATAGGCAAGGCGGAGGCGTTGCTCGGCAAGGCCGCGCTTGATGATTGCTGCGAGGTCGAGGTCAAGGAGATCGGTGTCAGTGTTGAGTATGTGCGCCTGGAGGGGTCGGAGTGATCCCCTCACTCCCCTGCGGCACGTTCTCCGACGGCGACACCCCGGCAGGTGCGTTTTACGTCGCGGCATTTGAGGACGGCGACCAGACGCATCACGTCGGCGAGTATCGGATCGAGACCGTCCTCCGGGCGCTGCGGGCGCTCCAGGCCTGCGGCTACGATGACGTTGAGATCGGCAGCATCGAGCGCGGCGGGAAAACACACCTGCTCCTGATCGGGCTCGACGGCGAGGCGCGGTTCGGCGACCGGCAGACGGGATGCGTCGCGGTCGCTCCGGTGGGGGTGGAGTGATGTCCGACCTACCCGCGACCGGCGGTGCCGCCGGCATCATCCCGGCGCAGTACTCGCAGCAGCAGGTCCAGCTGATCCGGGACATGTGCGCGAAGGACTGCACGGAGAACGAGTTCCTGCTCCTGATGCAGCTCGCCAAGACCTACCAGCTCGACCCGTTCGCCAAGCAAATCTGGGCGGTCAAGTACGGCAACAACCCCGCCGCGATCTTCTGCGGCAGGGACGGGTTCCTGGCAATTGCCCACCGGAGCGGCAAATTTGACGGCATGGAATCCGGGACTCGCAAGGACGGGGACGATCTCGTCGGTTGGTGTCGCGTCTATCGGAAGGACATGAGCAGACCGTTCGAGGTCGAGGTGTCGCTCTCGGAGTATTCGACCGGCAAGAATCTCTGGCAGACCAAGCCGAAAACCATGATCGTCAAGGTTGCCGAGTCTCACGCTCTGCGCCGGGCTTTCGACATCAGCGGTCTATACGCTCCCGAGGAGATCGACACCGGCGACCGACCGGAGCCGCGCTACGTCACCGAGGTGCCGCCCGCGACCCCGACGACCTGTGAGGTCTGCGGGATCCCGGTGCCGGAGGATATCCGGGAGAAGACCAAGCCGCACACCGACCGGGTGCTCTGCGTCGAGCATTTCAGCGAGTGGTGGAACGCCCAAAAGGAGGTGCGGCCATGAGCTTTACTCCGTCTGAGGTCATCCTCGGGGCGACGCTTCCGTTGGAAAACGGGAGCACCGTCACGTTTTCCATTGCCGGTCGTGTCGAGGGCGAACGGGATTACGACGACGCGGTCGTGATTTTCGGCCGCAAACTCCTGAAATATACCAACAGCGCGACCGATGCAGACCGGCTCACGGTGCGGCAGGTAGTCGCCTCGATCACCTCGACGCCGCTCGACAAAGTGCCGGACGTCGGAACGCCGACTCCCCCGGCCCCGGTCAAGGAGCCTGCGAAGGTCGCGCCACCTGTGGCTGCCCCGGCCCCGGTGATGGGTCCGGCCCCTACAGTGGCAGAGCAGGCGGCGGCGGCCGTCGCACAGTGCATCAAGCCACCGGCGACTGCACCAGATCCCGTACCGGCTGCACCGCCGACCCCGGAGGCCTCCGCGCCTGCAGTGGCGGCGAGTGCACCACCCGCACCAAAAACTGCACCACAGCCCGGCGTGGTCTGTGTGAACTGTGGTGCGGCCGTGTCGGCGAGCCAGGCGAAACTCTCGCAGCTCTTCCAGAGCAAAACGCTCTGCAAGAAGTGCATGGAGGCGCCGTGATGATCATCATCATCGCCGACGCGGGCGAGGTCGCGACACTGCTCGATCTCTCAGACAAGCGCCGGGAACCGGAGATCATCCGGCCGCAAACCTCCGGCCCGTGCGTGCATTACGGCCCGTATGGGTGCGAGGTGCCCCGCGAGGATGGCCAGTGCCCGCACCTCGACAATGCGAGCATCGTCTGCCCTATCAAGGATGTGCTCGGCGCTGCGCAGGCATACGCGCCCGCTGAGCCGGAGTTCGTCGAGCCGGAGCCGGACGAGGATCACTCATACGCGATCCGACGACCGCGATTTAAGACCGGCGACAGGGTGCGGATCTCGCACCCCGCGTTCAAGGGCTATACCGGTACGATCCGGCGCTACTACGCGGCGACCGAGAACTACCTGACGCACATCGACGGCACCACCGATACGACGTGGCTCTCTGAGGAATATCTGGAGGCGGCATAATGTTCGCCCACGCGGGCACCGCCCGCCTCGACATTTTTACCGACTCGCTCCTCTTAGAGGTCGGCGAGGATCTCTTCCTGGCGAGACTCTCCCGGCTCTCGCCCCTGATGCAGGGTAGGACGGCATACTGCCCCCTCTCACGCCGGTATCAGGGCACGGCGGGGCACTACTGCGACGTAGAGCAGGGCATCGGGCTCCGGCGGTCGAAACCTGGCGCGGCGCTCATCTTCGTCGATCAAGGTACGATCTACTCGATCCCTGTCGTGGAGCTCCGCGAGGTGCTGCACGGCGTCCGGTCTGAGTGCGGGATCTCCCGAGTACTGACGACCGAGGCGCGGATGATGGAGGTAGAGGCGTGACGGAGACGAAGCGCTGCACCAAGTGTGGCGAGACTAAGCCCCTCGATGAGTTCCACCGGGACCGCTCCAAAAAACAGGGCAGACGCTCCCGATGTCGCGAATGTGAGCGCCAGTACGAGAGGATCTACCACCCCAAATCGACTGCCCCCCACCATGCATATCCCCTCCTGAGAGATCGGGCGTGGGTGATGCACCAATACTCGCGCGAGTTCCGGTCTGTCGCTGAGATCGCGGCAATGGTCGGGTGCAGTTATGAGACGGCCCGCCTCGCGATCAAGCGGCATCAGATCCCGGTGATCCCCTACGGCGTTCGCCGGGCGCTTCGGGCGCGCCTGGACGCACAGCGCGAAGGGGTGCGAGCATGAACACCTGTCTCGGCTGCCGGTCGCACTACCGCGAGCGGCACTGGTGGATCTTCGAGATTGATTTCTGCGGCCTGGACGGCGATGTGGTCGGGTTCGAGTGCCCGATCGGGTGCATCGACACCGAAGGGTGCCCGGCCTACGAGCGCCGGCCCGCATGGCCCGAGGGGGCGATCGCATGAGGCCGATCCTCTATCTCTCCGGCCCCTACTCCGCCGGGCACGGACGGAGCGTCACCGACAACATCGCCGTCGCCCGGGCACATGCGGTCGCGGCGGCGCGGAAGGGCTGGTTCCCATTCACACCCCACCTCAATACAGCGGGGTTCGAGGTCGACTGCCCGGAGGTCCCGAACAAGGACTGGATCGACGGCGACATTGCGATCCTCCGGCTCCTGCCCCGGGCGCGCGCAGCGGTGCTGCTGCTACCGGGATGGGAGCAGAGCAAGGGTGCGCGACTTGAGCGCGATTGGGCGATCCACCTCAATCTAGAGATCTTCGACCCGCCCGCGACACCCGAGGAGATCCCGCCAGCTGCAGCGTTCAGGAGGTGGTACCGGTGACATTCGTCCCTATAGGCGAGGCGCGGCTCGACCTCTACACCGACGCGATGCTGCTCGATATCGGCCCGGATACGTTCGTCGTCCCTCTCGCCCGGCTCGCTGACCTCACCGCACACCGACGGCGCGAGGTCGTGGTATCTCGGCGGTACTGGGGGGATACACCAGGCACGTTCCGCGACGTCGAGCAAGGGATCCGGCTCCAGCGCTCACAGACGGGTCGGTCGCTGATGCTGATCGTGCAGGGGTGCGTCTACTCGATGCCGGTCTACCAGGTACTAGAGGTCAAGGACGGGATCCGGGAGTCGTGCACGATCTCGATGCTCGTCACTGACGCCCGGCAACTCGACGACGCACACAGCCGACAGACAGTACTGGAGGTGTGGGCGTGACCCCTGGCGATGCCTGCGTCGCGCTCGATATCGACGGGCTGCCGGTGGTGCTCGTGCTCCCGGAGCGCGATGTCGAGTTGATGATGTGGCCGTACCGGGTGCACCGTATCCTCCAGGAGGGGTGCGGCGATGAGTGACGATATCACCCTCCCACCCGGCGCGAGGCTCGACCCGCGACGGGGCCAGCGTGGCGGGCGGTACGTCATCCTCACCTGCGTGATCTGCGGGCGCGAGGTGCGGTGCCCGCTGCCGTGGTATCGCGCTCGACTGAAGCGAGGGGTGCCGCCGAAGACGTGCTCCACGAAATGCGGCCGGGAGTATCGGCGGCGGAAGGGGGTGCCGAAATGAGGTTCCTCTGGTTCACCGCGGGGTTCCTGCTCGGGGTCGTCACGACGGCGCTCGCGATGCTCTGGATGATGGCA